CGGTGACCATCACCGCCGACAGCCTGGAGGCGACGACGTCGGGCAGTCAGCAATTCAAGAGCGACGACATTTCGATCGGCCACGGCGCGAGCCTCGGTGCCGCGCGCAAGACCGACGCCGTGAACGACGGGACCGACCTGATCAGCGGGGGATCGACCAAGGTGAAAATCGGATGACGGCAGTATCTCAACAATGCCTTCGTGGCGGCTGGCAGCGGGTGTCGATCGACATCGCCAAGGCTGGCGGCATTTTCCGCTCGGCCGGCTTTGAGGGCAGCGCGGCCGATCCGGTCGAGGCGTGGGGCCACCGCGACCGCGCCGGCCGCTGGCGGCGCCTCCACGCCCGCTACGGCTGCGGCTGGCGGACCACGCTGGTGGTGCGTCTCGACGATACTTGCTCGCTCAGCTCCGCAAAAAAGATCTGCGCGGTCCGCATCGTGTTCGATCGGGCGGGCATATGACCGATATCGCCCTCCGCCGCGACGCGCTCACCGGCGCGATCGACCTCGCGCTCCAAGATGGCGGGCTGGCGACCGACGATGGCCTGATGACCGCGATCCTGATCTCGCTGTTCACCGATGCCCGCGCCCGCGCCGACGACGTGCTGCCCGAGGCCGGCGCCGATCGGCGCGGATGGTGGGGCGATGCCTTTGGTGAGGACGGCGACGGCATCGGCTCACGCCTATGGCTGCTCGAACGCGAGAAGGTGACCGAGGCGACGGCGCTGAAAGCCCGGGATATCGTCACCGAGGCGCTAGGTTGGCTGGTCCGCGACGGCGTGGTCCGCGAGCTCGACGTGCAGACCATGCTGGTTCGGCCGACCGGCACCAATGGCAGTGGCGCGCTCGCGATCGCCGTCACCCTTTCTCGTCCCGACGGTCCGGCGCGGCAGCGCTTCGACTTCGTCTGGGACGCCACCGCACGGAGCTTCACCGCATGAGCTGGTTTCGCCCATCACTGTCGGCGCTGATCACGCGCTCCCAGGACGACAATAACACTCGGCTTCCGGGCGCCGACAGCCGGCTGCGGCGGAACACGCTCGACGTGACCGCGCGCGCCCGCGCCGGCGTCGCCCACGGGCTGTATGGTGCGCTGGCAGACAACGCCAACTTCCTGCCCGATACGACCGATCCCGAGCGGCTGTTGCGCTGGGTGTCGATCTATCAGCTTACCCGCAAGCCGGCCGAGGCGGCGAGCGGCACCGCGGCTCTGGCCGGCGACAATGGCGTCGTTATCGAGGCCGGGACGGTCCTGGTCCGCGCCGATGGCGTGCGCTTCGTCGTCGACGCCGATGTGACGATCGCAGGCGGCGTGGCGTCGGCCGCGCTGACTGCCGAGACCGCCGGCGCCGAAGCGGCCACCGTCACTGGCCAGTTGCTCACGTTCCTCTCGCCGATCGCTGGTGTCGGGGCGACCGCCACAGTCGAGGCGCCGGGCATTGTCGGCGGGCTGGCGCAAGAGAGCCTAGACGCGCTTCGCGCCCGCCTGCTGCGCCGGATCGGCAACCCGGTTCGGGGCGGCGCCGAGAGCGATTATGTGATCTGGGCAACCGAAGTGCCCGGCGTCACCCGCGCCTGGGTCTATGCCAATGCGGACGGCCTGGGCACGGTCAAGGTGCTGTTCGTCTGCGACGGGCGCGACGATATCATCCCCGACGCCGGCGACATCACCGCGGTGAGCGCTTGGATTGAGGCACGCCGGCCGGTTACCGCCGACGTCACCGTCGCCGCACCGATCGCGACCGCGCTCAACTTTACCTTCACGTCGCTCACGCCGGCGACTGTGGCGGTGAAGGGGGCGATCGACGCCTCGCTTCGCGATCTGATCGCGCGCGAAGCCGTTCCGGGCGGCACCCTGCTGCTTAGCCATATCCGCGAGGCGATCTCGGCTGCGGCCGGCGAATTCGACTATGTCATGTCGCTGCCGGCAGCGAACCCGACCGCGACGGCCGGGCATATCCTCACCTTCGGCGCGATCACTTGGCCGTGAGGTCTGCGCTATCCTACCTCGCCCAGCTGCAGGCGCTGTTACCGACCGGCGCGGCCTGGACGCGCGAACCCGACGCCGTGCTGACGCGGCTGCTCCATGCCGAGGCCGACGAGTTCACCCGCATCGACATGCGGATGGAGCAATCCCGCGACGAGGCGGACCCGCGCACGGCATATGAGATGCTCGAAGATTGGGAGCGGCTGCTGGGTCTGCCCGATGGCTGCACGGCGCTGGCAACGTCGATCGCCGCGCGCCAGGCGGCGTGCTGGCGCAAGCTCGCATTCCAGGCCGGGCAGACTAAGGCCTTTTATATTGAGCTGGCGGCATCGATCGGATCGGAGATCGAGATCCACGAGTTCGATCCCGAAGTCGATGATTATGACGCCTCTCTCACCGCGCTGATCGCCGGCGGCAAATATCGCTTCGTATGGCGCGTCCATGTCCTCAACGCCGGCGACTTCACCGTCTTCCGCTTCGGCGATCCCTTCGGCGGCCGCTTCGTCGATGGCGACAGCGCTATCGATCTCGAATGCATCCTCAACGCGGCCAAGCCCGCGCACACCCACGTCGTTTTCAGCTACCCGGAGGCTTAGACCATGCGCGATTTTACTGGCGTCCCAGGCGCCTCTGGCGGCTTCGCCGACAACGACACCCGGTGGACGCCGGAGGTCGGTAATGCCCTCGTCCAGGAGGTCGCGAACGTCATCGTCTCGCCCAGCGGCGGCAACACACCGCTCGATCCGAGCAACAGCGCCCAGCTGCTCGCCGCGATCAGCCATATGATCGACAGCAAGCTGGGCGCGCCCGACTCCGAGACGACAGTGGTCGGCAGTCAGCAGTGGAAGATGGTGTCGGTGTACGGCTCCTACGGCGAGGGCTTGGTCTGGGTGCCGTTCGCCAACCCGTTTCCCTCGGCGTGCGTCGGCGCTGTCGTCAGCCTCCACAACGCATCTGGCACGATCAACCAGGACAGCAGCGCCCAATATCACAGCTCGAACGCCAACGGCGTCTACGTGATGGTTCAGCGCGACACGAGCGGTGAGGTCAACGCCAGCGGCATCACGGTCGTGGCCAAGGGATATTGAGAATACCCTCTCCGAAAGGAGGGGGGACGGCGGGCTGCAACCCGCCGAGCCGCGCTGATGAGCAGCGCACCTAAGCTGGTCTAGAACCGGCTTCGATCCCCTCGCCGGAGCCCGGCCGGGGAACAGTGAGTGATTGAGTACATGGAGTCCACTGCCGACGTTTCTTCGCTTCTTCCCGTTCAACCAGTGCGCCCGCCTGCCGGCTATATCGGCGGTAAGCGAAACCTCAGCCGCCGCCTCGTCGCGATGATCGATGCGCTCGACCACACCCTCTACGCCGAGCCGTTCGTCGGCATGGGCGGCGTCTTCTTTCGCCGCACGCGCCGACCGAAGGCCGAGGTGATCAACGACGTCTCGAAGGATGTGACGACGCTATTTCGCATCCTCCAGCGCCACCACCAGCCGTTCCTCGATATGCTCAAGTGGCGCTTCGCCAGCCGAACCGAGTTCGAACGCCTGCTCGCAGTCGACCCCGAGACCTGCACTGACCTGGAGCGTGCCGCGCGCTTTCTTTACCTCCAGCGCAACGCGTTCGGCGGCAAGGTGGTCGGCCGCAACTTCGGGATCAGCTACGGCTCGGCCAGCAAGTTCCGGCTGTCGCAGCTCGAACCGATGCTTCAAGAAGTGCATGAGCGGCTGGAGGGGGTCGTCATCGAGCGGCTGCCTTACGCCGGCTTCCTGCAGCGCTACGATCGGCCTGATGCGCTGTTCTACCTCGATCCCCCTTATTGGGGATGCACAGATGACTATGGCGTGGGAGTCTTCTCAGAGGCTGATTTTCAGCGTCTGAGCGACCTCTTAGAGGGTCTTCGCGGCCAGTTCGTGCTGTCGATCAACGATGTGCCCGAGATCCGAGCGATTTTCGCCCGCTTCCGCATCGAGCCGGTAGAGCTCAGCTACCGGCTGAGCGGTAAGCCGACATTGGCAAAGGAGCTGATCATAACGGGCCGCTAGCCCGGCTGGGCGGGATGAAAGTGCTCCGGATTGTCTTGTCACTCACTCCAGAAGCTTTTGTCCCGCTACAATCGGCGTATTGCGATGTTGGAAATGTTCTGCTTACGTTCGCGCTATGCGTGTCGTTTCCTCCCGCTTCGCGCCTATCGATGACACGCGGAAATCGCGAGAGAGGGAAACCAAGGGGGGACGTGCCCTAAACTTCCTAAACTTCCAGCGCACGACTCGTCCCGGCCAAGGGCTACCGAATCATCATTTCAAACGGCCCGGCCGGCAATCCGGATCGGCCGTAGAGATTGCAGACCGGGCTATCGCCCCAGCAAAAACGGACGCGATCGGCGGGACCGCCGCCGGCATCGATCAGCACTGTGTTTCCGCTGACGCGCGCGGCGACGAAGCGGCAGCT